ATCGCTCCTGTCCTGTCTGTTCTGTATATACAACCAAAGCACAAGACGACCTTTATTTTACAAAGTTTGATTGCTGTTTTAAATGTTATATCCAATGGGTCGAGGGTCGAGAAGAAAGATGGAAATCAGGATGGAGACCATAGTATGGCAACAACATTAGAAATTATTCAAGGCCTCGCTCAAGCAGCCGCTCATGGTTATGATGGGGCTCACGACGAAAGATACTCTCACGACGGCACCGCTCGCAAGGTTGGTCTTCAACGAGAAGAAGGCGATCCTATTCTTGATCGTCGAGTTATTGACGGCTTTAAGGTTCGCTTTCAAGGCCCAACAATGATCATCACATATCAGTCCGAGATTAAACTTAAAGAAGTTTACAAAGGCGGATTTGAGTCTGAGATTGAAAGAAGAATCAACGAAGTTAAAAAGTTTCTTCAAAAAGAATACAAAGCTATTACAGGCAACTCCGTAACTCTCACAAAAGCTGATGAGCCAAAAGTTTTAGTTCAATCTGTATCTCGCGTTCATTCTTGGGTTCAAGCGACTCAAGTATTCAACATTGGTGGCGTTGATGCTCTAGGTGAAAGACAACCATCCGAGCCAAGTGTTCGAGACATCACAAAGAAATTCTTGGAACAAGCCACTGATAAACGTCCACAAAACGATACACGCAAGAAAGGAGCCAATCAAAAATGAAATTAACAACATCCGTTCTTAGACAAATCATTAAAGAAGAAATTCAAAATGTTCTTGAAGGCGGAGCCTATGATGGCGGCCGCAAAGTTGACCCAACCAATGCTATGTATGGTTATGTTGCAAGACAAAGAAGAATCAATAAAGACAACGAAATCCAAACCTATAGTCGCCCGGATGAATTACCTTTTCCGCTTCTTTTCCTCCGAGAGGCTTTTCTAGAGCTTCTTTATAAGCCATCGAAGAAATTAATTAATTATCTTGTTGGTCTTGTAAAACAAGGCAAGGATGAAGAAGAAATTAAGCAAGTTATTGATAAGCACGCCGGTGGTATGAAAGAAGCTATGGGCGAAGATAAGCAACCAATGCCCGCTGATATGGAAGCGGCAATTATGCAAGATCTAGAAAACTTGGAGTAAAATGGCTTTTGAGTTATCAAAGCAAGATATTGTTAAAGAAATTGTAAAATCGGGCAAAGACCCGGTTTACTTTATTAATAACTATTGCCGTATTTCTCATCCTCTCCGAGGACTTATTAAGTTTGATACATTCCCTTATCAGGATAATCTTCTTCAAGATTTCAATGATTTTCGTTTTTCTGTAATTTTAAAAGCCAGACAGTTAGGTATATCAACAATCACTGCCGCCTACATTGTCTGGCTTATTAATTTCCACAGAGATAAGAATGTAATGGTCCTTGCGACCAAATTTAACACAGCAGCCAATCTTGTTAAGAAGGTCAAGAATATTATGAAGAACCTTCCGGACTGGATTCGTATTACAGACATCTCGATCGACAACAGAACATCCTTTGAACTTTCCAACGGCTCGCAAGTAAAAGCATCGTCTACCTCCGGTGATGCGGGTCGTTCGGAGGCACTTTCTCTTCTTGTTATCGACGAGGCTGCTTTCGTTGATGGTCTTGATGAATTGTGGACCGCTCTTTATCCCACACTGTCTACTGGTGGTCGCTGTATTGCTTTGAGCACACCGAACGGTGTTGGTAATTGGTTTCACAAAACTTATGTTGATGCTGTCGATGGACAAAATGATTTTAAAGCAATCAATCTTCCGTGGCATGTCCATCCAGAAAGAGACCAAGCGTGGTTTAAAAACGAGACCAAAAATATGTCTCGTCGTCAGATTTCTCAAGAATTAGAGTGTAATTTCAATTCTTCTGGTGAGAATGTCTTACAGGCAGAAGATATGGAATGGATTCACGAATGTATAAAAGATCCGATTTATCGCACTGGATTTGATAGAAACTTCTGGATTTGGGAGAAGTATCAAGAGAACTCAAAATATCTGCTCGTTGCTGACGTTGCGAGAGGAGACGGAGCGGATTATTCTGTTTTTCACATTATCAATATCAACACAATGGAAGTCGCAGCAGAATACCAAGGGAAGCCGTCTTTGGATCATTATGCGGATATTTTGCTTGATGCTGGCCGAGAATACGGGAATTGCCTTTTAGTTGTCGAGAACAATGGTATTGGTATTTCAGTTTTAGAAAAACTCATCGGTAGAGATTATCCAAATTTATATTATTCTGTTAAAGGTTCACATGATTATGTTGAACAACATAAAGCCGAATATATGTCGAATTCTATTCCGGGCTTCACGAACTCTTCAAAAACAAGACCACTTATTGTGGCCAAAATGGAAGAGTACATAAGAAACAGACTAATTACTGTTAGATCTTCTCGACTTTTTCACGAATTTAAAACTTTTGTCTGGCATAATGGGAGGCCCCAAGCAATGCGATCTTACCATGATGATTTGGTTATGTCTCTATCAATTGCTTGCTGGGTCAGAGATACAGCCCTAGAAATAGACAAAAGAGATGTCGCATACAAAAAAGCCATGATGGATGGTATGTATTTAAATTCAACAAGAATGAACACAACCATCAAAGGTCAAGAAGGCTTCTCTCAATCATTTGAAGAGAAATACCGAGAAGAAATTAAACAAGCAAAAGATTTTGTATGGATCTTTAGAGGATAGAAAATGGCTCCACGTAATAAAATAAGAAAGGGCAAAAACCCAAACAACGAAGAAAGCGAATTATTTAAATCATTAACTCGTCTGTTCTCCGGTCCTATTACAACTAGAAGAACACAAACAGGCAGACAACTAACTCGTCGTCATTTGGATATGTATGCTTCCAAGTTTCGATCAGCTTCCGGAAAACAATTTAAAAAAATGGAAAGCTATGCTCCTCTTTCGCAGCTAAACACCTCTTTGTATAAAGCAAGAAACAGGGCCGAACGTTATATTGATTTTGATGAAATGGAGTATACACCAGAGATCGCTTCTTCTTTGGACATCTATGCTGATGAGATGACCACACACTCTGCTCTCCAGCCAATGCTTAATATTAAGTGCTCAAACGAAGAAATCTCATATCTTCTTCAAAATTTATATCATAAAGTCCTTAACATCGACTACAATCTTTTCGGCTGGTGTCGTACAATGTGTAAGTACGGAGATCTTTTTCTTTATTTGGACATTGACGATCAAACAGGGATCCAAAATTGTATTGGTCTACCTTCGCAAGAAGTTGAAAGAATGGAAGGAGAAGACGAGACGAACCCCAATTATGTTCAATTCCAGTGGAACTCTGGTGGTATGACCTTTGAGAATTGGCAGGTCGCTCACTTCCGTATCCTAGGCAACGATAAATTTTCTCCATATGGAACTTCTGTTCTCGAACCAGCCCGTCGTATTTGGCGACAACTTACAATGCTCGAGGATGCTATGATGGCTTATCGTATTGTTCGAGCACCAGAAAGAAGACTTTTTAAAATCGATGTTGGAAACATTGCTCCGGAAGATGTCGAGCAATATATGCAGAAGGTTATGACTCAAATGAAACGACACCAAGTTGTTGATCCAACAACCGGTCGTGTCGATCTTCGTTATAATCCACTTTCAATTGAAGAAGATTATTTCATCCCTGTCCGTGGCGGAACAGCCTCGGATATTTCAAGTCTGCCCGGCTCTTCATATAACGGCGGCATTGACGATGTTAAATACCTTCGAGACAAGTTATTCTCTGCTCTTAAGATTCCACAATCGTATCTATCAATGGGCGAAGGAGCAACCGAGGACAAGACAACTCTTGCTCAAAAAGACATTCGCTTTGCAAGAACCATTCAAAGACTTCAGAGAGTTGTTATTTCAGAATTGGAAAAAATTGGAATTATCCATCTATTTACCCTCGGCTTTCGTGGAGATGATTTGCTTTCCTTCAAGTTGGCCTTAAATAATCCATCAAAGATTGCAGAGCTTCAAGAGCTCGAGCATTGGGACAAGAAATTTGCTGTTGCCTCGAACGCAACCGAAGGTTATTTCTCGAAGCGATGGGTTGCTGAACATATGTTTGGGATGTCTGCTGAT